GTTCCCTCACCCACGTCAGGTGTTATTAAATTCGACTTACGTTTGTTTGTTGCTTTGTATATTCCGTAAGCTATACCTGATGCTACACTTCCAAAGGCTGCTACTTCTCCTAAACCTCCTTCAACGGTTAGTTCGTTCAATACAATGTCCATTTCGAAAAATTTAAGCGGGACTTGAAAAAAAGTCGATAGGCCAGTATTACCCTATCGACTTCGGACTCCGGCCTCATAATTTTGGAATCATGCCAAACGGTGCTCGAAATTGGTGTTTTACACTAAATAATGCCAACGCTGATGAGTTATCCTCTCTCCATGCACTCTACGCCTCCGCAAGCCCCCTTATTGGATATCTTGTTGTGGGTAACGAGGTGGGAGAATCCGGAACTCCACATGTTCAGGGCTTTGTGCAGTGCAATCAGAGAATCAGTCTTGCACGCTGCCGCCGCTTGATATCGAACCGTGCGCATTTCGAGGTTTCTCGGGGCACACCAAAAGAAGCTTCTGATTATTGTAAGAAGGATGGCGACTTCACAGAATTCGGACAGATTGGTTCAGTACAAGGAAAGCGTTCAGATTGGGATGCTCTTCGTGATTTTGTCATCGATTTTGGGTCTGTACCCTCTGATCGTGAGCTGGCATCAAACTTTCCCGGTCTCTTTTCTCGATCGAACCGATTGCGAGAAATATGTGCAGCGTTTTTGCCTCCCCCCAAATTAGTTGAAGGTGAACCAAATGATGGTTATCAGAGTGATATATTGTCAATGGTAGAAGAACCTTGTGATGATACACGTAAGATTTTTTTCTATGTTGATGATGAAGGTAATAAAGGGAAAAGTTGGATTTGTGCTTATTTGATCACTAAATTTCCAGATCGAGTTCAGGTGTTGTCATCTGGGAAACGTGATGATCTTGCTCATTGTATTGATGAGACTAAGGATATTTTTTTGTTTGATGTTCCTCGTGATGCCATGCAATATCTACAGTATTCAATTTTGGAGAAATTGAAGGACAGGATGATTTTCTCTCCAAAGTACTCATCGACTGTGAAGATTTTGGTGAAACTTCCTCATGTCATAGTCTTTTCTAATGAGTCACCTGATGAAACTAAGATGTCTGCTGATAGATATGAAATTAATTATATTTAAATGAAACGTCTGATACGTCTACTCCCATATCTTCGAACTGGAATGCGTCCATAGTAATATGGATAGTTTCTGCGCCATGCACTCCTCCATCCATAACGACGGGCTGTTCCTCTGAATCTGGAACGCCAAGTTCTCCTGAATGCATTTTGTCTGCGACCATAAAGCGCATTACTCATAATCATAGGCATCTATGTAAAAAAAAAAGACACGGGTTAGTGTCCAATGCTAATTGTTGGTGAACCTAGTAGGGAATGTTAATGGTTGGTGAACCACTGACTCGTTGTTTGGGTTAGGGTTTGGATTTATATTTGTGCGATTGAATTTCGGAAGAACACATCGAAGAATTCCACACAACTGACTTGTTGTTGATCCGTTCCCCCTATTGTTGTTGGGGCTATTAAGAACTTTCTTGCTGCGACTTGATCATTTCGTTCGCAGTACCACCAAGCGAAATACACATTTTGTTTTGGTAAACTTCCTGCGGTATTTTCCCATTCCAATTGGCGGTTGATCCTCACATATGCACTTAGTCTTTTTGTATCCTTTGCCGCAGTTGTGTTATTGTTTGGGGCTTGATAATTTGGAATAAGCGTAAATTTCCCTGTTTTTAATATTTGGAATGCTTTTGGCGAAATTTGGTGGTACATATATTTGTTGCTGGTACCTGTTGTACCAAAATCCTCTTGGCAATCACTTGTTGGTTCAGGATTCGTAAAAAATCCCGCTGTACTAAGATTTGTACCTCCATTTAATCGTGGGATTACATATGCGTAGCGTATCGTCATTGGCGCTCGTGATCCGGGATTAATTTTGAAAATCGCTACATGTTTTGTACCTCGTACATTTACCAGGTTTGATTTTCTCGTTGTGTAGTTGTTATTATCGGTCCCGTAATTTATTTGAATCAATCGTGTTGCATTTAATGCTTTATCAATCGACCAATATAACGGTTGTGTAAATCTATGTCGCCTTGTAGCATATGATCCCGGGTTGTCTCCCAAGTCAGCTCTTGCGAATCGTCTTGACATCCTTTCCCTTTTTGGAAATAATTCACGTCTACGCAAATTGTTTGCAAATGTCGGTTCAACCGTTCCCTCACCCACGTCAGGTGTTATTAAATTCGACTTACGTTTGTTTGTTGCTTTGTATATTCCGTAAGCTATACCTGATGCTACACTTCCAAAGGCT